GCAGTTGCAGGCGCATAGGCAGCGCCGTCGCTTTTCCGTCTATGCCCTGCACCGTCGCGCCGGGAAAACGACGTTGGCCATCATGGAGTTGGTAGACAAGGCCCTGAAGTTCAACCAGGAGCTTGGGTTGTTCGTGTACCTGTCCCCGTTTCTGAAGCAGTCCAAGGTAATCGCTTGGGCGATGCTGAAGAAGGTGTTGGAGCCGCTTCGGTTATCGGGGGCGATTGATATCTCGGAAGGCGAACTCTCGGTCATCCTCAAGCACAACGATGCGACCATCCGCATCATGGGTGGCGACAACCCGGATGCCCTCCGTGGCGTGCGCCTGGATGGGGTGGTCATCGACGAGGTGGCGCAGATCAAGCCCGAGGTATGGCAGGACATCCTCCAGCCTGCGCTTTCGGACCGTAAGGGCTGGGCGATCTTTATTGGTACGCCCTCGGGCATCAACCTGTTCTCGGAGTTGTTTTACAAGGCGCAGAACCTTCCCGATTGGTTGGCCAGCAAGTACACCGTGTACGACACCTTGGCGATTGACAAGGACGAGGTGGACAGGCTCCGCCGGGATATGTCCGACACCTCGTTTGCGAGGGAGTACCTGTGCGACTTCTCGGCGGCGGGCGATGACCAGTTGATCCCGTTGCTGGATGCGCAGATGGCTTCGGAGCGGCAGTATACGGATCGGGACTTGATGGATGCGCCCAAGATCCTTGGGGTGGACCCTGCCAGGTTCGGGGATGACCGCAGCGTGATCTTCAAGCGGCAGGGGTTGGTGGCGTACAAGCCCTATGTGTTTCAGGGTATCGACAACATGGAGCTTGCCGCCCGTGTTGCTGCGGTATGGGACGAATGGCAGCCGGATGCCGTGTTCGTAGATTCTGGGGCAGGGGCCGGGGTGATTGATCGGCTGCGGCAGCTAGGGTACTCGCCGATTGAGGTGCCGTTTGGCGGCAGAGCGACGAAGCCGGATCAGTACATCAACCGCCGGTCCGAGATGTGGTTTGAGATGCGGGACTGGATCAAGGCTGGCCAGATACCGAACGAGGCATCCTTGAAGCAGGAGTTGGCCACCCCGATCTATTGGTACGACGTATCGGGTCGCAAGGTGCTCGAGTCGAAGGATGAGATCAAGAAGCGGCTATACGGTGGCAACAGTCCCGACCTTGCGGATGCCCTGGCGTTGACCTTTGCGTCCCCAGTGCGGAAGCAGACTCCGATGGACTACTACCGGTCCAAGATGCGTCAGACGAAGGAATATGACCCATACAGTGCCCATAATCTTTGAGGGTTTGCATAGGGTGCTTGGATGGCCCTGATCCGCCAAGCCACAGCGGAGGACATTGCCCAGCTATCGGAGTTTGGCAGCAAGTTCTTCCAGTACAGCGGCTATGGCAAGCTGCTGACCTATTCGGCAGAGGACATGGTCCATGCCTTGTATGCAATCTTGGACACCGGGGTGATCTTCGTGGCCGAGGTGGATGGCAGGCTGGTGGGTGGGATCATGGGCATCATGTCGGTGCTGTGGTGCCAGCCTTCGGTGCCTGTTGCTGCGGAGTTGGCCTGGTGGGTGGACGAGCAGTACCGCAACCACCCTATTGGCATCCGCTTGCTGAAGCAGTTTGAGGACCACGCCGAGGAGCAAGGTGCCAAGGTGGTGGTCATGTCGGACATGTTGCTAGAGGGTCGGTCCACGGTGGGCGAGATGCTCAACCGCTTTGGATACGAGACCACGGAACGCTCACACATGAAGGTGCTTTGATGGCGATTTCTACCACTGCCGCGATTCTGGCTGCTGCTGGAGCCATGGCTGCCCAGACCGGCTATTCGATCTATTCGGGTGAGCAGGGCCGCAAGCAGCAGAAGAACGCCATGCGCCGCCAAGAGCAGGCGCAGAAGCAGGCCGAGGCTCGAGCACTGAGCCAGCAGCGTTCCAGCGAGCAGGCGATGGCTGCTGCCAACCGCAAGAAGCCCGACATCAGTGCCATCATGCAGGCGGCTCAGGAGGCAGGTAGCCAGGGCGCTGCCAGCACCATGTTGACGGGTCCGAAGGGCGTGAATCCCGACGATCTGGACATGGCCAAGACCAGTCTGCTGGGCCAGTAACATGCCGTACACCCCGGAAGGCGAAGCGAATCCCCGTTCTCCGCTGCGGCACAAGCTGCTGACCCGCTGGTCCATGCTCAAGAGCGAGCGGGCCAGTTGGATCTCGCACTGGAAGGACATCACGACCTACCTGCTGCCGAGAAACGGGCGCTATTTCTCGCAGGACCGTGACCGGGGCGAGCGTCGGCACAACAACATCTACGACAACACCGGCACTCGAGCGCTTCGGGTGCTTGGCGCAGGCATGATGGCGGGCGCAACCAGCCCTGCGAGGCCATGGTTTAGGCTGGCCACGGTGGATCCGCAGCTCAATGCGTACCAGCCGGTCAAGCTGTGGCTCGAGGATGTCACCAAGCGGATGATGAAGGTGTTCCAGCGGTCGAACACCTACCGGACCCTGCATCAGATGTACGAGGAGCTTGGTGCCTTTGGTACGGCAAGCTCGATTGTGCTGCCCGACTACGACAACGTGATCCACCACTACCCGGTGACCGTTGGCGAGTTTGCGATTGCCAGCGACTACCGTGGCCAGGTCACGACGTTCTACCGCGAGTTCGACAAGACCGTGTCGGAGCTGGTGACCGAGTTCGGCTACGAGAACTGCACCAAGGCCACGCAGAACCTGTACGACCGCGGCAGCCTGGACCAGTGGATCACGGTCATCCATGCGATTGAGCCGAGGTCCGACCGCGAACGCGACATCACGAAGCGTGACAGCAAGAACATGCCGTGGAAGTCGTGCTACTTCGAGATCAGCGCAGAGCCGGACAAGTACCTGCGCGAGTCGGGCTTTGAAGAGTTCCCGGTGCTGGTCCCGAGGTGGGCAGTTACCAGCGGCGACATCTACGGCAACAGCCCTGGCATGGAGTGCCTTGGCGACATTCGCCAGTTGCAGCATGAGCAGCTTCGCAAGGCGCAGGCGATTGACTACCAGACCAAGCCTCCGCTTCAGGTGCCAACCTCGCTGAAGAACCGCGATATCGAGACCCTGCCTGGCGGCATCTCGTTCGTGGATGCGGCAGCGCCGAACGCGGGCATCAGGACGGCCTTTGAGGTCAACCTGAACTTGCAGCACCTCGTCATCGACATCCAAGACGTGCGCGAGCGCATCCGTGGTGCGTTCTACGCAGACCTGTTCTTGATGCTGGCCAATGCGACCGACACCCGCATGACGGCAACCGAGGTTGCGGAACGCCACGAAGAGAAGCTGCTGATGCTGGGGCCGGTGCTCGAGCGCCTGCACAACGAGTTGCTGGACCCGCTGGTGGAGCGCACCTTTAGCATGATGCTTCGCGCAGGCATCGTGCCGCCGCCGCCGCCCGAGTTGCAGGGCATGGAACTCAACATCGAGTTCGTGAGTATGCTGGCCCAGGCGCAGAGGGCAATTGGCACGAACGCAGTGGACCGCTTCGTTGCCAACCTTGGCGTGGTCGCGCAGATGCGTCCCGACGTGCTGGACAAGTTTGACCAGGACCAGTGGGCCGATGCTTACAGCGACATGTTGGGCGTGGATCCCAAGCTCATCGTGGCAAGCGACCAGGTTGCCCTGCTTCGCCAGCAGCGGAACGCGGCGATGGCTGCCAAGGAACAGGCTGCGATGGCGCAGCAGCAGGCGGCAACGGTCAAGAACTTGGCTACGTCGCCCACCGGCCCTGCCAACCCCAGCGCTCTGACGGACATCATGGGGATGTTCTCAGGCTACCAGTCACCCACTCCTATCGAAACCGCACTCTGAGGTTCCCATGCCCGTTTCTCCCGCAACTGTTGTCAACAACCCTGACCCGGCTACCGAGGCTGTCGCCGTTCCCGGCAGCACGCCGTTCGCAAAGCCATGCCGCGGTCTCTACATCGGCGGCGCAGGAAGCATCACCGTCACGATGCCCAATACCGATTCCATCACGTTCGCTGGCTTGCTTGCAGGCACGATCCTTCCGGTTCGTTGCACTGCGGTGACTGCGCAGAGCGCCAGCATGAACATCGTCGCCCTGTTCTGATCCCATGAACATCTCCGCCCTGTCGCTGTCGTTGAACCGTCCCGGTGGCGGATCTCTCACGCTTGAGCAGCAGATCGCCAACCTGTTTGCGGCAGGCGAGCAGGGCGCGTGGTACGACCCAAGTGACCGCAGCACGCTGTTTCAGGATTCCGCAGGCACGCTCCCGGTCACCGAGGTCGAGCAGCCTGTGGGGCTGATGCTGGACCGGAGGAAGGGGCTGGCGTTGGGGAGTGAACTTCTTACCGGCAGCGGAACTGGAACAGGTTCGTGGGCGTATTCGTCCGGCAATGTAATCACAAGAAACGGATCCTCTACAGGTGCTGGAAGTACGTCTTTTAGCGTTGTCGGTGGTCGCACTTATCTCATCACGTTCACAGTCAGCAACATCTCTGGAGACACGTTCTTTTTTAGGTGTGGCAACACAGCAAGCGGCAACATCACAGCCAACGGCTCATACACTTACAGGATAACAGCCACCAGCAATGCTGTTGGCTTTTCTGCTTTGCCGTGGGCAGGAACATCTGGCGAAGTCACGATTGCTTTGACAAGCATCAAGCTCCTCGACGGCAACCACGCCTACCAGACGACCAGCAGTGCCCGCCCGCACCTGCGCTCGCGCTACAACCTGCTGACGTACAGCGAGCAGATAGATCAGGCAGTGTGGAACAAAAACGGAGTGTC